TACAAGTTACCAGGTTACCAGGTTACAACCCTTATGAGATACCAAATAAAGGTAACTTAGAGGTAACTTATGACTTTATAGAAGTTACCTTTTTTATATCTTTAAACATAACTTGTAATTTCCAGGATAGATATTTTTTGTATATTTTCTAAGGAAAAACATCTATTGTAGAGGCGTATTATGAAAAAAGAAGACAACTCTCCATTGACAGAAGAAGCTTTTTTTCCAGAGCCTTTAAGCGACAATACACTTGATTTATCACCCCGGCAGCGTAGATTTGTACTACTTTTGGTGCATAATGAAGGATTAAAAACAGCTACAGCGTGTGCATTAGCTGCTGGTTACTCAAAAAAATCATCACGGGTGAGGGCTTCATTGCTTCAAAATCCCAAACATTTTCCATTGGTAGTTAAAGCTATTGAAGGTGAACGTAGAGCTATGGTTGAACGTTACCGCTGCACGGCAGAACGTTCTAGCTCAGTTCTAGCTCGTATTAGAGATCAGGCATCAGAGTCAGGGAATTGGAACGCCGCAGTAGCTGCTGAAACCAGGCGAGGACAAATAGCTGGTTTGTATATTGATAAAAAAGAAATATTGACAGGAAGTATTGATAGCATGTCAAGAGATGATGTGGAGGCTAAATTATTGGAGTTAAAAAAACAATATAGTATCACAGCAAGTTTTGAAGAGATTAAAGATATGAAAAAAATAGAAAATAAGTCTTGATTATAAAATAGAATGGGATTATAAGCTAATCATGTGTAGCTGTAGCACATATAAAAAAAGACAGTCGACAATTTTCGGGGTTGTAAGTCGTAACTTAAACTCTAGGTCTTTGTGTGTTTTCCCTCACCTTAAACACACATAAGAAAGAGAGGAAGTNATGACTAATAGAGAAATAATTGAAAAAATAAGAGAGATGCTTGAAACAAATACTCGGGTTAATTGGGGTTGTACTGATTATGATTATACACCAGAGGAGGAGTTTCAAAACATGCTGGACGAACTTGATAAAATGATAGTAGATCAAAAATCAATTGAATATGATAAGGGCTGGAATGATGCTTTAAAAAAAGCGCAGGAAATTATAGGGAGAGAAACAAATGATTAACTTTATAAAAAGATTACTGGGAATTAAACCGAAGACAATTAGTTATGTATGGCTTCATATTCACAGTCAAGCTAACGAAGGTGTTATTGGTTGGTCAGCAACTGATAGAAAAGAAACTATCAAAGGAATGGATTATATAAAATGAGATTTATTTTAATTATTTTATTACTTTTTGCGGTATTTCATTGGAAGATAACCTTGATGGTTTTATTTGGTATTTATTATCTTGGTTAAAAAACCAGAAACTAAATTATGGTTAAAACTAAAAGAAAATATTCCTTCTATTCAATGGACAAGGTTTGAAAATTGGGCAGTTCCCGGCGTTCCTGATGTTCATGGGATAGAGGAAGGAATAGATATTTTTGTTGAATTAAAGATAACAAAAAATAATTCAATTAATTTATCGCCCTTTCAAATTTCGTGGAACTACAAGCATAGTTTAAAAGGTGGTCGCTCTTTTATTATGGCCGAGCATATCGGTCTGACAGCACTCTACATCTTTCCGTCCTCCATTGTCCATTCCGTAGCGGCCAAGGGTCTTAAAGCAGAGTATATATATAAAAGCCCGGGAACCTGGCAGCAGGTGCGGGAGATCCTTCTCCATTCTCCATTACCCAAGCCCGAAGCCCCTTAGTCAGTAATAATATGGGAGTTTCGCCGACACCAGGCAGCTGGTCGCCGTTGTTCCCCATCTCCATTGAAACAAGGTTGAGGCTGGAAGCCAAGTATTAAGTATACCATTCCCGCGGGCCCCGCCTGAAGCTGCGTGATCCAGTTCTCCATCTCCATTGCTTACCGTGTTTCGTGAGGCGTGGTCTATAGTATAGTAAGGATGGACCCTGACGCAGGACTCGCTGGTGCGCGGCAGCAAAAAAAGTTTTCTTAGGGCTTGACTATAAAATATAATGGGACTATATATAATTTGAGTCAGGAGCTGAGGAGAACCTTAGGGCTTCCACCAAACAGCTTCCCGTAAGATCGCTGTCAGACGCCCTGACTCACTATGGCAACCAGCCCCGTTGGGGCTCGCACAGGACGGGGGCTTTTAAGCATCTGGCGGGCTAATTATAAAAGGAGAAAAAAAAATGAATACAACATTAATGACAACTAAACAACGAGAGCCCCAGCCAACCTGCTTTGACCGGGTGAAAGGTAATTTAAAAGACAGAGAGGAACAGCTGCGGGACGGTGAGCTTGACGGACTTTGTTTTGATTATGTTGAACCGCATTCTTTCCCGGACCAAGTCGAGGGGTATTGGCGTTGGCAGCTGAGCTGGGGCGGACCCAGCGACGAGCTGCGGGCGTTCGTTAATGAAAAAAAAGAAATGCACCGCTTGGAATACTGGTTCATGGATTGGTACGATGGGGCGCATGTCCTTCTGGATGCAAAGAACAACGCCCGGATGTGGAACGAATTAGTTATCATGCTTGAAGCTTGATGCATTTATTATTAATCGTACTACTTGTTTACATTGCATTGCTTGCATTGTTTCCGCAGTCTATACTAAATTTAACTCTAGCAGTAGCTGCCGCGGGGGCGCAGCTACTACAAAACTTACAGCTACCGTAGGTTTGCATTTGCATTGCATTGCATTGCCTGGTCGTGGTTCCTACTAGTATAGTTATACTAGCCGCAGGACCCGCGGGGCTGCTGGTCTTTCGGTAAGTTCATCGTTGATTTTGCTTCTAAAAAAAAAATAAAAAAAGATTTGACAAATAAAAAGACATGGGATATAAAGGGATAATTAACTAGAAAGACGAAAGGATAAAAAAATGTCGAAAGTTGTTAATATATTAGAAGTCCTAGAAAAGGCTCACGAGAGCCAAGCTAGAATGAGCAAGAAGTCCAAACAAGCTATTATAGATAGCTATGGTAGAGCCTTAACCATGCAGAAGGTTTTAGCTGACTTCATAAAAGTAAATCGTAATTTAATAATAGATATGGGTATTTCTGAAAATGCCAACCTATTACATGGAAAGGATTACTCACTTCATGTTACACAAAAACTATCTGCAAAAATTGACACAAAACTTATTAAGGAAAAACTTAGTGAGTTGGAGTACCATCAATGCAAAGTGCCAACGCAGTATAAAACAATACAAGCTATGCCTTTATCGGAAAGCACAATTAAGAAGAATAAGAAGTCAACAATTGACGAAGTAGCGGATTTTAAAATGGCTATGTAGTTCTGAGTATTATTCAAACACGATAGCAAGGGCGACTAGATCGCCCTTTTTTTATGCTCTCCATCTCCATCTCCATCTCCATCTTGAGTGGTCTAGTGTAGTAGTAGTTATAATATAAGCTGCTTCGCCCCCCTGGTTCATCTACTCGCCCTTCTGGAAAAAAGACAATAAAAAAAGAATAAAAATAAGTAATAAAGTTCTTGACTATAAAATAGAATGGGACTACAAAGAATATAGAAAGGAAAAAACTACTATGCCAGATAATAATGATTTAACTAGACGACTACAACAGATTGAAGAGCAGTTTGGTATAACTACTCGTAACACTACGAATATTACTAATGAAACCAACCAACCTACTCAAGATCAACTTGATACTAATATCAATTGGAAAGCCTTATATAAAGTATTAGAGAGTGAGGTTGAAGGCTTAGTCTTTGACCCTAATGCTCCAGCATATGTTAAGACTTGGGCAACTAATCTAATGCAGAAACTTGCTACGAGGTTACCTAGACGATAACAGTTTCCCTTATGGGATCTGGCGAGGGCGGATTATCCGCCCTTTTTTTACGGCTATTCCCTGTAAACTCCTGACCGCAGGACAACCTTAGGTACTTACAACCTATCTCAAACACCATATCTTGTGCCTCTGCACCCTACACCCCCTAAATAGCCAGTCATCTCACAGTTGGTTGTAAAGTCTAAGTTTTACACAAACGCATAGTATGATATAACTTTTTTTATGATTTCAAAAAAAATCCCGATCGACTTATTAAAATACGAATTAAGGAAATTACAACTAAAAGTGTCGGAGGAGTCCCGTGACTCCTATATAACTTTTGTAAAAAAAGTATGGCCAGACTTTATAGCCGGTAAACATCATAAGA